TGAAAAAATTTTAAAACGCGTTTGTGGTGAGTTGGATCTGGATTTTTTACGGATCAAGGCTTTTGTTTTGACGACTACATACGGCAATCCTGAATTTCGCGAGAGATGCGGGATTGGTGATTTTCGGGTTGGGGTTATGGCGTTCCCCGAAAGCGAGGCGGTTGAGTACGGTTTTTTGCCCGGCGATCTTGTTTTGGCTGAAAAAAATATTCTGGCCGGTTGCGAGCGGATCAGCAAGTTGCTGGACAAGTATTCGGCACAAATCATCGACACTGGAAAATTGTGGCAGCGGGTTTTTCAGGATTACGCGGACGGCTGGCGGGTGCCGGCGCAGTATTTTAAAGCTTATAGAATGCGGCTTTATAGATTGAGGAAAGAAAAATGCGAGGTTATCGCAAATTAATTCTCGGTAGTGTTTTTATTCTTTGCAGTTCGATTTTGGCGTTTGCGGCTATTCGTAGCGGAACCGATTTGGTGGGATTGTCTACTGTAATCGGCGCTATGGCTGCGGGTGTTGGTGTTGTTGTTTACGGAAATATAAAGGAAAATAATGGCTCCAACTAACGCCGAGCGGCTGGCGAGCATTGAGACACTTTTAAAAACTGTAGTTAAACAGCAAGATGAGTATCGCAAGGATGTAAAAGCGTTAAACGGTCGTGTGCGGAAATTAGAGATTGCCGGCGCATCTTTGGATAAACTTGGATCTATCGGATATAAGATCATTCTCGTAATTGTGGCGATTTTGTCGATCATTAACACGGTAGCGACTTGGGCGAGGTAGATGGGTTTTATTCAGAAAAAAAATAAAGACAAAGTTCCTTTAGCCGAGGAGATGGTTTGTGTTAAAGGGCAGAGTTACGCCGAAGTCGCTGAGGTGTTGGGTGTAAATCGCGCGACGTTGGATCGATGGAGTAAAAAGTTTAACTGGGAAGCTAAAAAGAAATTACACTCGGATGTTTTCCGCAACACGCTGTTAGCGCTGGAAGCACAGCTGGAGAAATACGGCGAGGAGATTAAAAATCTATCGCTGCATGATGATAAATTCTCCAGCAAGTGTGACGCTCTTTCGAAACTTCTCGGACAGATTGTAAAGCTACGGAATCATTACGATCAAGACCTTTTAAAACAGACGGTTACGGTTATGCACGAGTTTGCGGTGTTTGTGCGTAAGCGGAACATGAAGGATACTGAACTGGAGGTTGCTGAGGAGTTGATTTCGGAGTTTTTTAAGTATATGCGGGAAAAGTACGCACGTTAGTCGGGGCGCATTGCTATGCGCCCTTACGGTGTGGTTGGTAAGTTAATTTTAAAAAGAGGAGAGACGCAAAATGGATTGGAAAAGTTTGTTAAAGGCGATGTTGGGGATTTTGATTCCGATGGCTTATTCTGGATTTATCGGCAAGTTTCCGTCGTTTCCGTTTTCGCAGGCGGCTTTTGGTGATTTGATTTTGTGGATCATTGGGTTGGCTGTCGGTGGTTGGCAGTTGAGTAAAGCGGTTTACAGGTTCGAAGGCCGGTTGATGGGTTCGATTTCTTTTAACTGGAAAGGGATGGTTCGGGCGGTTGTTTCGGCGGCTGTTCCTTTTGTTTATTCTTTGCTTATGGCAAAGTTTCCAGATTTTCCTTTGGCTGAGGCTGGATTCCTTGAGTTGATTTTATGGGTTGTTGGAATGATGGTTGGGGGATGGCAGGTTTCAAAGTCTGTTTACATTGGGCAAAAGATGTTGTTGAACCACACGGGTGGACAGATGAAGTAGGGGCTTGACTGGCCCAGAAGAACAGGGCGCATAACAATGCGCCCATACAAATAGAGAGAAGAAAAAGACATGGCCCAGCGGCGTATAACCCTCAAACAATTCGATTCTCAAAAAGAACTCGTGCTCAACTTGATGCGCGCTGAGGCCATGCCGTTTGAGGATGATTCACCATCGGCACGACGGGAGCGGAAGGAACGCTGTCGTTTTGATTTACTTGAATTTGCGCGGATGTATATGCCGCATTATGTTCCTTGCGAGTTTTCTGAATATCACGAAACGCTTGCTGATTATTGCAAGCTGAAAAATGAACCTGTTTTTTACTCGGGTCCCAAAGGCACTGGAAAAAGTGTTTTGGTGACCATTATCGATTGTGTGAAAGCGGCTGTATTCAAACAGCGCATGTTTACGATTATCGGCAGTCAGACCGAGGATTCGGCAGCGGATAGAGCGGCTTACATACAATTTGAGTTTGAATACAATCTGAGATTGAAACAGGATTTCGGCAATCAGCGCGGAACGTGGTTGTGGGAAGCAAAGGATTTTGTGTTGGAAAACGGCGCGCGGATCAAGGCCAGGGGTATTAATCAACAGGTGGCGGGTTTGCTTCATCGCAACAACAGGCCGGACGGCTGGCGCGGTGAGGATATGGAGGACGAAAAGTCTGTTCGGAATCCCAAACGCACAAAGCAACTGAAAGATTGGGTTTTGGAAGTGGCTTTGGGTGGTATGGGACCGGATTTTAGTTTTGTGTGGGGCGGTAATATTATTTCCAAGCGATGTGCGTTGTATGAGTTGATTTCTGAAAAAGACGAGCGCAATCGCAAACGATATACAGGAAAGATTTTTAAACTCGTTCAGGACGATGGGACCAGCTTGGTGCCGGATTTGTGGCCGGTTGAACGCATTGAGAATATGAAGCGTCAACTCGGGCCGGTTTCGTTTAACAAGGTTTATCAAAACGATCCGGTGGATCCCGACGCCATGTTTAGGCCGGAATGGATTCGAACAATCAGCGCCAAAGAAATTAGCAAGCGTAAGAATTTATTAATAAAAGTATTTACCGATCCTATTGTTGAACCGACTCCCCAAAGCGACACGTCAGCGACTATTGTTGCGGGAATCGATTTGGATCAAGCCAATGAGGACAGCGGATCAGAGATCATTGTTTTGGACGCGGTGATTCGGAAATTGACCACGCAACGGGTTGTTGATTGGCATTATCAGTTTGATGAAAAGTGGCGGCCTGTAGAACACTGGTTTGAAAAAGTCGCTTTTAGCGCGTGGTTGATGAAGGAATTTAACCGCGCGGCAGTTGGCCGGCATCGTTTGAATGTGCGGCCCTATGATTTGCCGCGACTCCATAAAGACGTGCGGGTGGGCACGTTAACCAGTCCGATTGAGACGGGACGGTTTTTATTTGCCATCCATAACGGTGATGTTAACAAATTGGTTGAGCAGCTTTTGTATTACGGAAATCCCGGAGTCCCTAAAGACGGACCGGACGCTTTGGCCAGTTTGTATGAAATATTGAATCGCAGAGGAAGTATGATATATGTCTTTGGAGATGATGAGGATTAGGTCTCGGTGTCGTGGATGCGGACAGACAAAGACCGCTGCTGAAAAGCTGCCGAGTTTGGTCCCTGAAACTGTGCAATATTATTGCGTTAACTGTAGAAAAACAACCATTTGGGATGTTATTGAAGCTACCGGAATTGAAAATAGACAAGAATTCGCGGCTTAGGGCTGCTATTGATGTTTTGCGGGGCAAGGTGCCGGCGGTTTATTTTGACAAAACTTACGGCGGGCACTATGGGCTGGCGAGCACGGCAAAGACTGAGGATTATCTTCGAGCGTATCGCGGTTGGGTGTACGGCGCGGTGCGGATTGTTGCCAACACAGCGGCAGCCGGTCGGCTTCGATTTTATACAGAAAACAAGAACGGGCAGAAAGAGTATTTGACTGCCGGGCATCCTCTTGTGGATCTGTTTAAAAAGCCGAACATGATCCAAACGCGGTGGGATTTGTGGGCGCTGTCTTTTACTTGGCTGGAATTGACCGGAAAAGCCTACTGGCTAAAAATCAGGGACCGGCTGGGTGTGACGCGAATGCTTTTACCATTGCAGCCAAACTGGATTAAGGTTGTGCCGGACTCGTCCGAGATTATCGGCGGGTATCTGTACGAAAACGGCAGTAAAAAACTGGCGTTCGATAAAAGCGAGATCGTTTATGTTCGATATCCGAATCCTTATGAATTGTGGGACGGTATGGGACCGTTGCAGGCTGCGTCGTATTCGTATGATTCTGATTTGTCCATGCACAAGTATGATAAAAAGCTGTTTGAAAACGGCGGCATGATTAAAGGCGTTCTTGGTACGGATCAGTACATGGATGAAGATTCGGCAAAAAAATTGAGAGACGACTGGAAACGGTTGTACGGCGGAACGGACAATGCCAAATCTGTGGCTGTGCTGCATTCCGGTTTGAGTTATACGCCGGTGGAATTGAGTCCCAATGATTTGGATTTTACCCAGGGGCGCAGGTTAACCCGACAAGAGATTTTTGCAATTTTCGGTGTGAGTGAGGGATTGCTGGGGATGGTTGAAGATGTGAATAAAACCAACAACATCCAGCTTCTTGATTCGTTTTTGCGGTTTACCATGCAGCCAAAGGCGGCCATGATCGGTGAACGGATCGATATGGATTTGACCGACGATTTTGACACTAAAATACAGACTGAATTTGAATTGCCGCGCGCGGAGAATGTGATTGAAAGCATGCAGGCGATGGAATATAGATTAAAGAATTATGTCACCAGTGTTAATGAGGAACGCGAGAATATTGGCTACGAGGCTGTTGACTGGGGCAAGAAACCGTGGGGACCGTTTTCGTTGGTGCAGTTGGGTAGTGCGAATATCAGTTCTAAATCTACCGAGAAAAACGCGGTGGATCTAAAAGTGACTCGTTCGGTGCGTGATATTTCGGAATCGGACAAGGATTTGATCTGGCGGTCCTTTTTGACGGTGCATACACCGCAAGAGAATAACTTTAATAAAGTTATGCTTGTTTATTTCGACCGACAGCGGGATGAGGTTTTGCGGAATTTGAAACGGGCGTCTCGTTCGGTTGGTGATTTTCAAAAAAGAGATTATGATCCGGCATTGGTTGAATCGGTTTTGTTTAGTTTAGAAGATTGGAATACGCAATTGCGTGTTGACATAAAACCGAGAGTGCTGGAAGCGATAAACGCGGCAGCAGAGAAAGCGCTAGTGGATATTGCCAGTGACGGTGATTTTAATATCAAGGATCCTTTTGTTCAGGAATTTGTGAGCAACAAGGAATTTGTACTGCCTCCGCAGATTAACCAGCTTACACATGACAATTTGCGAACGATTCTGGAAACCGGATTAAAAGACAATTTGTCGGTTGATGTGATCGCCGAAAATATAAACGAATATTTTGACGGGATGAATCCCATACGCGCTATGCGGATCGCACGGACTGAGGTGACGAGTGCCAGTAATTTTGGTATTATGGAAAGTTACCGGCAGGTAGGCACGGTGCAAACGCGGGCATGGATAACGGCGCGGGACGAGGATGTGCGGGTGGCTCATTTGGATGTGGAGCAAGAGAGTATCGCGAATCCTGTACCGGTTGGCGATCCGTTTATTGTAAACGGTGTGGCAATGATGTATCCCGGTGATTCTGCCGGACCGGCGAGTGAAGTGATTAATTGCCGGTGTACGGTCGTGCCGATGGACATGGAATAAATTTAATAAAAATATAGGGTAAAATCATGGCTGATAAAATAATTGATCCCAAAGAGTTAAATCTTGAAAATTACAAACGTATGTCGATGGACATTGAAGTTCGTGAGATCGATGTTGAAAAACGGACCATCAAAATTAGAGCTGCCACTAAAAATGAAGTGCGCGGCGATGTGATTTTACCGAATGCCTACGATTTAAAAAGATACCGGAAAAATCCGGTGATTATGTGGGTGCATGATTATGATATTCCACCACTTGGAAAAGCTCTTTGGACCAAGACTGACGACGAGGGGCTTTTGCAATTGGTTGAATTTGCCAAGACCCAATTTGCTGATGAGATTTTTTATTTGTATACGGAAAAGTTTCTCAATGCGTGGAGTATTGGTTTTCGTATTCGGGGCTGGATTGAGCGGGGCAGTGATAAATATAACGAACTGAAAAAACAGTTTAAAGTCAAAGGCGATCCTGATTATTTGATTACCTCGGCAGAGTTGTATGAAACTTCAGCTTGTCCGATTGGTGCCGACCCGGACGCGTTGTCGCTAAAAATGGAATCCGGCGAATTAAAGAGTAACGCACTGGTGCAGAGTTTACAGCGGGCGATTAAACCGGAGACTGAGGAACCTGTTGAAAATACAGAGGATGAATCCGAGGAACGTACCGAGGATACTGAAGCACATGCCGATGATTCTGTAAACGTTGCTTTGCAGGTTGTGCAGTTGACCGAGCAGGTGAATGTGTTAAAAGATTTGGTTGAAAAGTTTAACGGTCAGATTGATTCGTTGACTGATAAAATAAAATTACTGACGGAAGAAAAACCGGAACCCAAAGCGGAAACTGTAGGGATTTCAGCGGATGAAAAGAATGCTCTTTTTAAGAACATGATCCGTGGGGAAATTAGCAGGTCTATGGGAAAGGTTGAGTAATATTTAGCGGGTAACTGCCGAGTGGATTCCCGCTTAATACACGCGGGAATGACATTGATTATTATTCATTTTTAAAAATCAGATTTGGAGATAGAGAAATGGAAAAGATAGTAACTCCTGAAGGTGTTGAGCAGTTTCAACTCACAATGGATGAGTTTAAAGAAGCGGTTCAGGATAATGTTCAAGCTGTTATAAAAGAATTAGGTCTGGACAAGATCGATATGAAACATGAAGTTTTTCCGGGACAGGATAATCCCGAGGATCTAGAGAAATCCAAACACGAGCGGCAGGCTGAATTTTTCCGTTCCATCGTGACCGGTGATATTGCCAAGCTGCGAGAGATTCAGAAAAAACAAATCGAGGGTATGTCTGTTTTACAGAAACGGGCATACGAGGGAATGCTGGAAGGTACGGACGCCAGTGGCGGATACCTTGTTCCCGAGGAGTTTGTCAATGAAGTGATCCGGTTGGTCCCGAATTACGGCTGGGCGAGAAAGCTCTGTCGTGTGATTTCTCAAAAAACTGATACGCTCAAGATCCCTACGGTTACAGCCGACGTGACTGCTTATTGGATTGATGAGGCGGGAGCGATTAACCGCAGTAAACCGACTATCGGCCAAATTGTTTGTACACCGAAAAAAGCCGGTGTTCTTGTTCCTGCCACCAGTGAACTGATTCAAGATACCGATCTTTTATTAGATATTGTCCGCGAGAGTGCGGCGTTGCAATTTGCCGGGGCTGAGGATAATCAGTTCTTTAACGGCACCGGATCCAGTCCAGCTATTACCGGTATTTTTGCCAGTTCTAATGTCACAAAGGTGACGATGGATACCGGCAAAACCAGTTTGGCGGATATGGGATTTAATGATGTTATCGAAATGGAAAACGCTGTCGATGGTGAATATTTGGAAGGTGCTTCTTGGGTTATGAACAAGGCGGCTTTTAAATATGTTCGTTTGATCAAAGACGACGCCGGTCAATATCTCTATGTTCGTCAAGATAAAGTGATCGATGAGTATCCGTACATAAAAGCGGCAAAAGCACCGAGCACGGTGACGACCGCAAACAAGGGTCAGATTGCGCTGGGTAATTTCAAGAAATCGCATATTCTTGCTGATCGCATGGCTATGACTGTGAAATTATTGTCCGAGGCGAATTTGGCAACGGATTATAATTTGGCAACTCAAGATTTGGCCGCTTTTAGATTTATTGAGCGGGTTGATATTCAAGAGGCTTTGCCCTCTGCTGTTGCTGTTCTTTGGACGGCGGCGGCTTAAGAGCAAGATAGGGCACATTGCGATGTGCCCCCACGGAAAAACAACATCCTCCATCAACGCGGGGCGTGGGCGGTTGTGTCTCCCTCCACGTCCCGTTATAAAAGAAAGGGCAGGGCGGTAAAGAAGGGCATATAGCAATATGCCCCCACAGTGCCCCCACAGGGAAATATGAAATATATCTATATATACATAGCTCTTATAATCTGCCATGCTTTGACTGATGAGATAGATCATCGGAAGGGGAATCGGACTTTGTTCGATTTGTGGCATTTGCTTAGAGATGTATTTGTTGTTTTGGTTTTCTTTTTTGCCAGGACGATCGATTTATCCTGTCCGTGGTGGGTGTATGTAATTATGGCGGTTTTGGGTTGGGCGCTTTGGGAAACGGTTTATCGAATTGCTACGAATGTAAAGTTTCATAATCTGGATGATAAATTTAGTTTTGGATTGCCGTTTGAGATTTTGGGATTCGGCAAACAGTCCGGGTTGAAATTTTGGCAATGGATTTTAATAAAGTTTGGGAGATAGAATTATGGCTTCTAAAAAAGTTAAAGTAAGAGCTTGGTGCAATATGTTTGAAAATGGAACCAACTATAAAAAAGGTGACGAGTTTGTCACCACTGAAAAACGCATGAAGGCTTTGGGCGATTCTGTGGAGTTGGTTACCAAGAAAAATGATAAAGAATCGCAGGAAAACGAAAACCCTATTACCGACAGGGTCGAGGAAAATCCCCCAGAAGATCGGGCAGAAAAAGGACCAAAGCAGACGCGCTGAGAGCGATTTTAAGGGCGCGAGAAAGCAAAGACGGGTGATTATATGTCTTTAAGTTTTTAAACGCTTTTGAACGCTGTTAAACGGTGTGTTTTGTAGGATAAATAAAAACAAAAGTTTAACTCTATACTTGTTATAATATGTTTATATTAGAGTTAAACGCTGTTAAACGGTAATTTTTTAGGAAAAATTCAAAAACGGCATTTTTGCCGGAGGTCTGTGATGTTAAAAAAACTAATTATCTTTACTTTTGTAATTTTGGCATTTTCCGGGGTGAAAAATACCAACGCGCAATATTATGTTTGGGTGGATAGTCTCGCGGTAACCACTACGGCGCAGGATAGCACATTCGACACGCGCTGGGAGGAAGTTACTATAAAATTTGAAGGATGCGACGGATTAATAAAAGTTGGTTCTCCCGATGTTGGCAGTTGGGGTTCTCGAAAGTTTTTTCCTGTTGCAGATGGCGAAACAATTCGGTTTGGATTTCGGACGCCGTTAAAGAGATTAAAATTTAAAGCCTCGTCCGGATCCGGTACGATCCATTTTATCGGTTATAAAAAGTCAGCGCAGTATTAATTTTGTTTAATGGTATAGAGGTTAGACATGAAAAACGTTTTATTTAAATTTCTGATATTTGCCGTAGTGCTGGGTGTGTTGTTTGTGACACTGACGGCACAGGTAGAGACCGGCGATTCTAAAAACGCCTATCGCGTTCGTGGAAAGAATGTAAATATTTCCGGCATTGGTGACGGTAGTATTTT